TCTTAACCAGACTGCAGGCGATCCGTTCATCGAAGTTACACCGACCTCAATCGATGTACCTCAGGATGGTTCGGCAGTACAGGTTACGGTGAACACCAACACGACCTTTACGGTTACTCCCAAGTCATAGGACCGAGGGATTTTGGTATAGAGGGGTGGGATATCCCCTCTATACCTCTAAATTTTAATATTCAATGTATGGCAAAAGCTACTATACCTTGGGATGACGGTTCCGGCGATAATTTCTATATTGATTATACCGGAATAGAAGAAAGTTCTGAATCTCAAATAACTTCTGATGCTAATCTATCAGGGGTAGAAAGGAGGAAGACTTTAGTATTTAGAACTACCAAAGCTCCTGCAACAGCTCAACAAGCAGAAGCTTATTTGACTGTAGTTCAGAGAAGTGATAATCTGATAGTTGCCATGTTCAATGGTATAGTATCTATTTATGACGGTAAGAAAGCTGGTTATAAACAGGATGAGGTTGCATACCTTCGTAGTAGAGTTAAACAGTTAGAAGAAAATCAAAATAAATAATTCAAGTTATGGCAGAATTCCATGAGATAGGTAGTTCTCAGTTTACTGAAACTACCTCCCCCACTGGGGAAGAGATGATTCAGATATCTGCAACTCAGAAGGTAAAACTCAAAACCATTATCACTGCCCTGATAAAATCGGGATTAGGTACTACCAGTACTACAGCTTATGGGGGTAATGAGGGCTTGATAAATAGGACTATCTTAGAGTCATTTGGATTAACCACTGTATCAGGTGTAAATACTAATTTGACTCGTACTGCTACCCAGAATAAGCTGGCTTTCAAATCTAGATCCCGAAAAGATAAGACCAATGCTTTTGGAGCTGAATCCGAAAGCTTGAACGTGTTTTTCGAGGTAGCAACTCAGGCATTGGCAGGTCTGATGTCTGCTGCTGATAAAGTTAAATTGGACGGATCTATCTTAGGTTCAGCCTTAGTAGTAGCGGCTACGGCTCTGGCTGCTGGAACAGCTCCCACAGTAAAATGGGATAACTCAAGTAATACTCTTACTTTTGGTATACCGAAAGGAGACAAAGGGGATAAGGGTGATAAGGGTGATGCTGGATCTAGCTCGTCTACAGATATGAAGATGACGGGTTGGACTAACATCACTAAATACGGGGATGTACAGGATCCATATATCCAGGCCAGTGATACTTTGCTGGATGCTATTCGGAAACTTTCATGGATGACTGGTAATAACACTGTTAAAGTTTTCGGAGGAGTTTCAGGGGTTGGTATGATGTGGTGGGATGGAGATACAGTACAAAATATCTTCAATGCCTTTTACCTGGAGATAGAAACACTCACATGGTATATTATATTCGAGGGTCAGTTCTCCAGTATGGGAGAAAATGCCACTAACGAAGACATCATAAATTATATAGTATCGAACGGTACTTCTATTTACTTAGCTGATAATTATCAGGAACCTGTTGAGTATAGTACGAACTCTTCACCCGCTTTGACTATAGGAGGAGGTTCAAGTGTTTGGTATACGGGAACTCAAAATCCTACCGTTACAGTTAACGGGAGTGGGTTTAGCGAGAAAAAACCAACGGCATTTTTTGGGTGTCCCTACAACCTAACTCCTACATTTACACCGTCTTCAAATACAACCTTGCATTTACATCAAAACTATGCAGATGTAAAACCTACTTCAGGTTATAAGGCATATACCCTATATTGCCAGAAAGTATCTGGTACATACCAGATACTTATAAATGTAGCCCCATATAACTAAACTGTATAACCTATGAAAATTTCAAAACTCGGTTGGCTTTATATTGCTTTAGCCATCGCATCCTTCATCATTTTCTCTTGTATTTGGAGATGGTTAGATAATTGGTTCTTAGCTGTGCTGCTTATAGTATACCCCCTGGTATATTTTGTAGCTGGATATTTTGCTCACTATCTCAAGGTTAAATCTGTAGCCAAGAAAGAATAGGAATGTCTAGTACATTAGAAGAACATGCTCATAAAACTTGGTTTGGCAAGTTATTACACACTATAGTACATATCCTCCTATGGATTTGGCAATTGCCTCAGAATCTGGTGGGATTAACCTATAGGTTAATTACAAGGGGTGAAAAGAGGATACTCAAACAAAGGTCGACTGCTTTCTATATAGCTCCTACTATGAGTGGCGGAGTTAGCTTGGGTAATTATATCTTTCTCTCCAAGAGTTCAGGATTAAGAGAGCCAGTATATGATCATGAGTTTGGTCATTGCATACAATCCAGGATATTAGGTCCTTTATACTTACCCACAGTTGGGATCTGTAGTGGGTTACACTGTATGTTTCACAACCGTAAAAATAACTACTATGATTTCTGGACTGAGCGATGGGCAAATAGATTAGGAGGGATAGAGGGTTACTCTGGTGAATATCACTACCACAAGGATGGTGTTATACGAACCATTTACTCTAAGTTGGAGGCTTTCTATAACAAATATTTTTAGAGTATGGCAAGGAAGGTCAATATCACACTCCCTAAACTATCTGACCTTGTACTTCAAGTAAAACTCAACGGTGAATGGCAAAAGGTAGAAGCCTTAGTCAGTAACCTTGGGCCAAGTATGCAAAGGGGGTATGATAAAGCCGTGGATAAATTTTCCAGAAACCTCCTTGCAATCGTAAAGAAGTCATTAACTTTGGGTATACCTCCCGTGGGTGGAGGAATAACATGGCAACCCTTATCCCCAGCTACTATCGAAAGGTGGGGACAACATCCTATTTATAACCTGACTGGTCTCTATTCGAGATCAGTTGGGTTATATCAGTATAAATCGAGAGTTCTAATCGGATTACCCATTGGAACTAGACGCTCTTCTCAAAAGGAATTAACCCTGAACCAATTAGCTAAAATATTAGAATTTGGTTCTAATGACGGTAGAATTCCTTCTCGTCCAGTATGGGCACCTTCTCTCAAGGCTGTTGGAGGTAGGGGTAAATTAAGAGACCTTATCCTAACTGAAATACGCAGGGAACTTCAAAAATATGGTGTAAGACCCAATCAAGTAAAATGGTAAATTCTCAGGAAATTATAGAGAGGTCCATATATGTAGCCCTATTGAATATGGCCATTGAACTGGGCTATACCATAAACCCAGAAGATTACCTCCCTACAAGTGAAGCAAATGCCGAAAGATTCAAGGAAGATTTAAAGAATATCACCCAAGATAAGGGATTCTATATAGGTATCTTTGGAGTGGGTAATAACCATTCTAAAGGTATAAAAGAAACTCCCCGTATGGTAGTCGATTCAGAAGGATTCTATCCGGGAGATGTTGGATTACCAAGGCAAATAATCGAGAAAGAAGAGGGCATAGGTTATACCGCAACCGAGGTACCCTATGAAACCTTACATCAATATATCAATATAAGATTATGTGCCCACTCTGCAGAACACATGAGATTGTTACATCAAATCATGTTCTGGTCAGTTCCTCAGAGGGGTTACTTAAAGCCATATACTGAAGACAAGTTTTTATTCGCAGGAAATATATTCCTCAGGGTAGTTAACTTTTATAATATGCCCGATTTGGATAACGGGTTGATGGAAAAGGTATACCAATTTGAAGTACAGGATTGCCTCCTAGAAAGTAATACTCCTCCAGGGGTAATTACTCCCATAAGGGATATTTCTGTGCTTCTAGAAAATGCCAATTATACTCTACAAGTACCTTAAGATAAAATTCACACATGGATAAGAAAGAGATTGAAAATCTGATAACCCAGGTTATCAGACAAAACGACATGAGGAATAGGCAGGGAAAAAATCTTCAGGATGTCTTAATGGGTATATTACAATATATATCCGATTCTGAGGGTGGGGAAGGAAGTGATATTAATCTTATACCCGGAGGTGGTATAGAGATAACCCCTACTCAAAAAGGTATTCAGATATCCATAGATAAGACTGCCCTGGAATCCATTCAATATGCTGACACCGAAGTAAGGAGATTAGAGAAGGATAAAGTACCGTATGCCTATGACGCTAAGTTAAAGAAGAATATTAACATACAGGCTTTAGAGGGCGGAGGATTCATAGTACAGTACCAGGATGATAACTATGTATTAGCCAAACTTGGGGTATACGAGGAAGGATCTGTTATCCAGAATGAGATTGCCAATTCTCATTACCCCACTGTAATAAATACTTCGGACAAGGTATATATGGAATCTCCTTCGGGTAAAAGTGAAATGGCTCTTGTATCTCAGATAACCGATGAGGTATTCCAGGCCTATAAGTCTAAGGGGGGAATCAAGGATAAAGATCATTTTTTCCAGGAGTTAACCACTCTCATAGATGGAGATGGAGGTTCAGTTGAATAATAACCTTAAATAATTAAAATATGCCACAAACTCCAAGAGTAAGGTTCAGCTTCAAGAACCTGAATGTACAGTCTAGTGTACCTTTGTTGGGTGTAGTCAATGTAGTAGCTATGACTACTAAAGGCCCATTCGAGGACCCGAAGGATCTGATTGCAACTCCTTCTCAGTTTACTCGGATTTTCGGTTCGGAAATAGTTCCTGATGGATCTGTATCCAATATCATGAAGGCT